TGTTGTTGACCGGGACAAAAAGGCCATGGGAGAGTATGGCACAGCCGGACAGTTTCAGCAGTTACCCTCACCACTTGGCGGCGGCATATTCAAGGATGAATGGTGGCAGCATTACACGGTCCCCCCTAAAATAAGATATCGGATGATCTATGCCGACACAGCACAGAAAACAAAAGAGCAAAACGACTACTCTGTTTTTCAGTGCTGGGGTATGGGAGATGATGGCCGGATATACCTAATTGACATGGTGCGCGGGAAGTGGGAAGCGCCGGAGCTATTGGTTATCGCTAAGGCATTCTGGGACAAACACAAGGCCGCTCCAAGGATAATGGGTACGCTGAGACAGATCAAACCAGAGGACAAGTCTAGCGGAACCGGGCTAATTCAGCAACTAGCGAAACAGCGAATCCCCGTTGCGGGGATACAAAGAGGGACGGACAAGGTCACGCGTGCCATGGATGTCGTTCCGCAGATCCAAGCCGGGAATGTCATGCTACCAGAATCAGCGCCATGGCTGTCTGACCTCTTATCCGAGGCAACAGGCTTTCCTAACGCAACGCACGATGATATATTGGACCCGCTTATGGACGCTATTTCTGATATGTTGATCGAAAATCAGCGGCCAAGTTACGCTGATATTTTATAGGAGAAAGCATGAGCATCCCAAAACTATTCACCGACGGCCTTACCAGCCTTACCAGCAAGCTAGCCAACCGCCGCAACGCCCACTCAACAAATAGAATGACATCTTCCCGGGTAGACTGGGACGAGCTGCGGGCGATCTATAAGACCGGCGTCGGTAGCAAAATCATCCGCACAAAATCAGGGATGGCGCTCAATGGCACCTTGCAGTTTGAGAGCGAGGGCGACAATGACTTTTACGAGGCACGATTGCAACAGCACGTCAAGGACGCCTGTAAGTACATGCTGGCATTCGGGCGGGGTCTGATCGTAATTCAGGAGCCTGGCGCAGACATGAGTCAACCGCTACCGACTATCAATGACTGGTCAAAGGTACGGTTCCAGGTATTCAGCGGCGACATGGTTTATGTTCAGTCAGTCGAATACAACCTAAGCAGCCCGAACTACTTCAAACCCAAGGCCTACTCGGTAAGGGGCTTCACACTACATCCGAGCCGCGTTATTGATATGACATACGTCAAGCCGGTAGAATTCGACGCGCCTGAATACTTCTTCGGTGGGATATCAGAATTTGAACTTATCCGTAACGAGTTGGTCAGTGATCAGATCGTTCAACGGGCAGTACCGGCCATGCTCGAAAAGTCGTCTACCATATTTTATAAGATTAAAGGGTTCAAGGAGCTGCTTGCCGATAAACAAGAGTCAACCCTGATTCAGTATTTTTCTGAGCTTGAAAACCTGCGCTCGGTCTACGGTGCCGGAATAGTGGATGATGAGGACACAATAGAAAGCATCACCCAGTCCCTAACCAACCTGGCCGAGTCCGACATGATAACCCTGCGACGGCTGGCAATGGTAACGGGACTGTCCCTGTCGACTCTGGTAGGAGAGCCACCCAAAGGGCTGAGCGCCACCGGCGAAGGCGACAGGCAGGTTGATATGCAGACAATCAAATCTTTGCAATCAGAATACCTGCTGGACAAGATCAACCGGCTGATGCAACTCTGCGGGCGTGGTGCCGTTTGGTTCAAGGAGAATCAAGGCCAGAGCGACAAAGACCGAGTAGCGCAGGAGACGGAGGTTATCAAGAGCGCGTTGATACTGTGGCAGATGGGTCAGGATTACGAGAAATATCTTGAGAAGCATGGCGTGATCGAGGTTGACGCGTTTGAACAGATGTTTGCCCCCGCTGATGATCCTGAGCCGCTGCCGGACCCTGAGCAGCCAGAAATGAACCTCGAACAATTGCTAGCTGGTGGCGAAGATGAAGCGTGAAGTCAAATCACCCAACGGCGCGAAGATAAAAGCACCCGAGCCGCCTAAATCCGAAATCCGTCAATTCGGCAAAGCTATCGAGTACATGGTTGATCAGATGGCGCAACGCTGGAGAACGCAGATATTCAAAGAGCTGAATCAGGACACGGTTTCCAAGTTTTCGGACGCTCAGCAAACCGGTAATTTTGCCAAGATTTTTCTGGCCATGGCCGGGCGTGTCCGTCGAAAGCTGCTGAAACAGTTTGACGGCGAACGTCTGGACAAAATGGTTGACAAGTACACTGGCAAAGTCGACAAGCGCAACAAGGCGGAGTTTTACCGGCGCGCTGAAAAGAGCGTCGGCATTAGCCGTGAAGAGCTGGAGGCTACCGAGGGTTTGACTTTTCAGATCAATGCTTTCAAGGCCGAAACCCAGCAGTGGGTCAAGAAAATGCGCGACGATACACTGCAACAGTGGACGAGCAACACGCTGCGGCAGATGGCTGAGGGTAAGGGTCTGCCGGAGATATTGAAACAGTTTGACGGCATGGTCGAGCAGCGCAAGGGTCACGCGAAGATGATTGCTAGGACGCAGATCAGCACGTTCAACAGTTTGACGAGTAAGGCGAGGGCACAGAATCTTGGGATTACGAAAGCGATATGGAAAACAGCGGCGGATGAAAGGGTAAGGTCCAGCCATGCTAGTCGAGACGGCAAGGAGTTTGAGCTGTCGGAAGGGCTTTATGATTCGAGCGACGGCAAGACGTTGCTACCTGGAACGGACTACCAGTGCTTCCCCGGGTCAGTCAAGATCAACCACAGTTCGCTTTGTCAGAAACTCTACCGGCGATGGTACACTGGTAAACTGACCGAGATTGTTCGTGACGATGGTGTAGTCCTTAGCGCGACACCGAATCACCCAATATTCACGGTCGACGGGTTTAAGCCTGCCAGCCTCCTTAATGTAGGAGAACACCTCCTCTGCACACTGGATAAGGGTGTGAACGGAGTCGAATTCGACAGCGACGACATGATACCCACGTTCGAGCAGTTTTTCAGCGCGGTTAATCTCCTTGGGGTTGAACATGGTGTAGCGCCCGCATCCAGCGGCAAGTTCCACGGCGATGTTTCCGATAGCGATATCGACGTTATAGCATTGGATGGCCTTTTGATGAACCAGGCCGACACCTTTGTTGCGCAGGAATTCAATAAACTCAATCTCGCCGTGCCCGATAAGATGATCGTACTTGAGTCGTTCACGTGTTTTGGCAAAGGCAATCTTGGAACTCATGGTTTTGGGTCGCCCCCGGATAGAGTCGTGAGCCTTCTTAACTTGGTTCGCTCTCGTCTGCTGATCCATTTTGGACCACTTGAGCTGTTCCGCTTCGCTTTGGGTTCTTGGGCTAACTCCGGCATTGAGAAGCCTCTTTCTAATGGTCCCCCTGTCAACGCCGAAATGTTTGGCGACAGCGTTTTCGCTATGTCCGCCCTCGTACATGGCCTTGATTTCTTCGATAGGCAGATCAGTTTTGCGAAGACCGGGGCCGGGCCTAACAACCTTCACGCCAATCTCTTTCAGCTTCCTAGAAAGGGTGGCTTGGTCGATTCCGATTTCGGCAGCGGCGAACTTGACGGTAAATCCAACCTTTACAAGACTTGCCGCGTGGTCGATAAGAGAACTGTTGATTTTTCTGGGCATATCTATAACCTCCAAAGTGTGTCTGGTGATTATATCATAAACACAACGGCAGTGTCAAACTGTAGATGCGATTACATTATGAAAATACCAGAAATGGAAGCATAAATAATTTGACCACAGCTTGACAAATGAGTATAATGACCAAAATAAATCTAGGTTGATACGATGACAGAGAAGATCCACCGGCAATTTGCCGACATTGCAACATACTCCGATACCGAGCGCACGGCTGTTTCGATCCGTGACGGGGTGCTTGAGTATCTCGGCGTCGAGATCGGGCTGGAACCACCCGACAAGGTCTTTGCTGTCTACCGCTCCCCCGCAACAATCGCCAACGCAGCTCACGCCATGATGGGCATCCCCCTTACCGGCGAGCATGTCAGTCTTGACGGCCCTGCTCCGAGCGACGGCGGACGAGTTGAGTCGTCTACCGTCATCGATCAAATTGATGAGCCTACCCATTCACGGCTTGCTGTCCAGAACAAATTGGCAGTGAGTGACTCACTACAAATCACACTGAAAGACAAACGGCAATTATCCTTAGGATACGAAGCCGACCTTGTTCCTCACTCAAAATGGGACTACGAGCAAGTCAACATTGTCCCGCATCACCTAGCGGCTGTATCTGATGGAAGGTGTGGCCCGCTTTGTAGTTTTTTAGATCGCAAACCAAAGGAGAAAATCATGTCAAAAAAAGTGAACTTATTTCTTGATGCAGAGGGTCAAGTCAACCTAGAACAGATCGTGGAGATTGCCACGGCGCTTCCCGAGGCTATCAAAAAAGTTCCCGTTGACCAGCTCGTAAAGCTGATGCCAGCCATGCAGGAAATTATGTCTTACGCTAAAGAGCAGGGCGCTATGCCTGCCGAAGATCCAGAGATGGAGATGGAAGGCGAAGATATGGAGGGCGAAGAAAAGGAAATGGTGGACGAGGAAAAAGAAGGCGATAAAGAAAACTTCGCTGACTCTTCCAAGTTCAAAGATGCCGTCGCCAGTGCAGTCAAAGGCGAAGTAAAGCGTTACGCTGAAGTGGTCAACAAGGCCCGCAACTTCGTGGATGCTGAATACGACTTCGCAGGCAAGACCGCCAACGCCGTTATGCGTGATGCCTTGGCTACCCAGAGCACTGACAAATTTGAAGATTCCGAATTGCCTGTAGCATTCAAGCTGCTCCGCAAGCCGAACACCGACTATTCACAATTCGGAGATACTAAGGCGGACACCGGTCTTGAATCTCGGATAACTAAAACATTAGAGGAGGTTTAATTATGTCATTCACTAATACTACCCTTCAAGACAACCCGGATATGGGCGCGGGCGAGGTCATTAAGGCCAGCCCTTACAACGTTTCCGCATTCGAGCTTTTTGAGGATGGCCTGATTGAAGGCCGCTTCTGCAAATACGACACAGGAAGCATCGACAACCTTGACTCATCTGACACCCCGGTCATTGCTGGTATCGCACGCCGCAAGATCACCGGCGAAATTGGCACCGGCATTTACAGCACCACCGGCCAAGAGATTGACCAAGTGGCCGAGGTTATTAACTTCGGCTTTGCAACTGTCACAGTTACAGACACTGCTGATCCGGCCAAGTACGATGCTGTCAATGTTATCAACGACGGTACTGCAGACGCTGGAAAGGCAACTGAGGCCGCCGTGGCCGCTGGAATTATTTCCGCTGGCGACGTAGTATTCTGGGAACAAAAAGCGGCTGGCGTTTGGCTCGTTCGCATCAACAAATACCTATAAAAAGGGAGAGACAGAAAAATGAAACCTGACATTAAGCGAGTAAAATCCCTTTATGGGGTGCAGTCTTTCGATGATGCGACTGCCTATGCAAAAAAGCATTTCACGGATGCAGGAGGCATCATCCTGGCACGAAATCTTGAGCATGTAAGTGCCGAGATATTCACCCAAGAGTTTGCTGGCCTGACGTTCTTGCAGCAAGGAATCGCGGTCAACAACGAGGGCGGGTATGCCACTTCGATCCGCAAACTCAAACTGCGCACTGAGGGCGGCTTTCGCGAGTCTGGGTCAAACACCAGCACCACAGGCAAGATTACGCTGAGCGGTGAGGATGATTCTATCCCGGTGTTCACCATGGAGGGCGAGTCTGATTGGTCTGAGATCGAACTGAAGCAAGCCGAACTTGAAAACATCAACCTGCCCAGCCGTTTTTTCGAAGGTCATGCGGAACTTTACAACCGCAAGATCGACGACCTTGGTTTTCTTGGTCAAGTCCGTACCGATGGCAGCCAGAAAACCACCGGCCTTTTGAATTATGCTGGGTTTACCAGCGGCGCCTCGGTAACAACTGCGGTACTGTCAACAGGCCAAGAGCTTTACGACGAGATTGCAGAGTTGATTACCGCTCAATGGGCTGGCGTGCTGAACGTTGATTCATACAAAGCTGACCGTGTTGTCATGCCGTCAAGCGTGTACAATACCTGTTCAGTCAAAATCCTGAACAGTGCGGGTTCGGAAATGTCTGTTCTTCGGGCGCTCCAAAGCAACTTCCCGACGGTAACTTTCGGCCTGACCACCAAGTCTGAGGACGTGGGCGGTGATTCGATCACAGTAGCATTCAGCTCCAACCGCCGGGCGTTGCAATTCCGTCTCCCAGTTCCGTTGAACGTTTCCAGCGTCGATCAGCGCGGCTTCAAGTACTACGTTGAATCGTACTTCGGAGTTGCTGGCCTGGACGTTATCGAAGACGACGCAGCTCAGATCCTGACAGGGCTATAGGAGGTTGACCAATGGAAGAGGTATATGATTTCCCCGATAAAGGTGAACCGAAGAAGGCTGTACCGAAGAAGCCAAAGAAAGCGGCCAAAGTTATCCGGAATATTTCCGGTGTGCGCTTTAAGGTATATGGCAGAATCGTTCAGCCTGGGGGCGAGTACACCCCGACCGCTGCCGACCTAAAAGAAGAAAAAGGCGGCAAGCGCATCGAGAACGCCATTAAAAAGGGCTACCTGGAGCGCGTTTAGACCATGCCCCTGCTTGATGACTTCAAGACGAGATTCCCAGAGTTCGAAGCGGCAACTGTCGATCAGTACATCCCTATTCTGGAGCCGGTCTGGCCGTGCTATTGGGGCGGGGATTATGCTGCCCCCTGCGGTCAGGAGATCGTTCTGAATCTGCTAGCTCACTTGATAACTGCCGAGATATCAGCGGGCAGCGATAACGTAAAAACAGCGCAGTCAAAATCAGTTGGTAGCGTGTCGATTTCTTATAGTCAGGGTTACGCTCCGACCAGCGAGCGTAATGCCTGGTTGAAGACGACAAAGTACGGGGCGCGCTACCTCTGGTTGACATCTAGAAACGCGGGAGGGTTTTTCGTATGACTCCTGAACAAATGCTTGAAAACACCGGTGCTTATCTCAAGAATCTTGAGAAAGCCAAACGCGGGTATGTAGCCGTTGGCCTTCCATCTGAGGAAGTGGGCGGTACTGTTTACGATGATGGCCAAACCGTGGCTCAAGTCGGGGCGCAACATGAATTCGGTGCAGGTGTTCCCCGTCGCTCCTTCCTTCGCACTCCCTTTGCTGTTAAAAAAGACGATATGGACAAAGCCGTTGCCAAACAGTTTGAAGATGTATTCAAGCGCGGCAAGAAAGCAGAGCAGGCTCTTGGATTGGTCGGGAAGGTCGCTGTCAATATCGTCAAAGGAGCATTTCTAACGGGCGGTTATGGCGAGTGGCCTGACATTACCGACGCCACCAAGGCCGCAAAGGGCAGTACCAGGATTCTGGTTGACGGTAAGATCCTGTCAGGGTCAATAACTTACGTGGTGCGCGGACTATGAGCATCCTTGACGTATCCGACACACTCACCGAATGGGAGCGGCCAACAGTTATCAAGACAGTCACCGAGACAACGGAAGACTTTCAGCCGGTTGAGACGGTCACATCGCGCACCCAGAATTGCGTTATCCAAGTTGCCGAAAAAGAAAAGCTCAACCCGGCAACCATCGACTGGTCGCTTGAATATCTAATGATCCACAGCAAGTCAGATATCGATATCGACGAGCTGATCGAGTACGAAGGCATGGATTATATAGTCATCGAGCGCGGCCCTTGGCGCGGGTACGGGTACACTGAGGTTGTTGCGGTCGAAACAAAACGGCCACTGGTAACGGTGACACCATGAACGAATCTCTCAGACTTACAGCCCTGTTTATTCGTGACCTGCTAGGATACAACGAGCAGCTAATTCGCATAGGCCGCCAGAACTACGACATTGACGATTTCGCCATCGGCTACATCGGCGTTGACT